ACCTTCATCTACATTTATTTGAGATCCCGCTACATTTGTTTGAGTAAATATATCAACTGTTACAGAGCCAATATCAAAATTAACTTGACTCCCGGTAATATCAACGTTTGCACCTCCTGTTAAACTTACTCCAGTAATTGCAAAATTTATTTGTTGACCGGTTAAACTTACAGAAACGTCTGTAATTGCTGTTTCTTCACCAATAGATAAATTTATTTGTGAGCCAGTTACCTCAGCAACATCTCCTAGAATTCCGTAAGTAAATTGTCCCCAACTATTTGAACCCCAGCCATTAACAAAAACAAACTCTACGCTACCAATAGAAAGTTCTAAAGATAAAGCATCTCCGCCCCAACTATCAGCATTCCAAGTAGATTCACCAAATGCAAGGATGCCAGGTGACGTTACAGGTACTGTTATGCCCGCCACCTGACCCTCCTAAACTTATGCAATTCTTATAATTGCACTACTTGTTGAAAACGCTGGAAATTGAATTGTAAAAGTTCCAGCTGTTGCAGTTTTTGCTCCGCCAAAATCTAATACACATACAGATTTGTTTGATGCTGATGAATTATAAATTAATGCACCTCTTGCTGTCAAAGTAACTCCTGTAAAAGATAGATTTGCAAAATTTGTAAAAGCTATATCACCTGATAAAAGTGTTCCTGAATTTACTAAACTTTTTCCACCTGATGAATATCCTGATGAGGATACTTGTCCTGATGTAGTAAAGGATGTTGTTGATTTTCCAATCGTTGCAGAAGTTAAGTACATTGCTAATTTAAATTTATTTCCTGTTCCCGCTGTTGTTCCAAAATTATGTGTTGCTTGTATTAATTCTTTTTTAAAAGAATTACAAATCGCGTTTGTTGTTATCGGCATTTTTTCTCCTTTAATTATGGTGAGGGAGAGTCAATTTTAATTCTTGGCACTCCACTATCGTATTCACCTCTTCGTCTTCTACCCATTTGTTGAAGAGCAAAGTTTTGAATTTCACTATCATACTTTCCTTTATACAAATTGTACATATCCATAGGTCCTTTTAAAAAAGAAAATGCCTCGGTCAAAACGCCATATAATAACATATTTTCTGCATAAGTTGACAAATACGTATTTGTAGTTGAGTTAAAATGCTGTGGTTCTTTAATATATTCTAATTGCACAGGATAAGCTTGGTCTGGTGTTGGAGCTACAATTAAAGTAAAATCATCGAAATTTCCATAAAATTTAGGTACTCCTGTAGCATTTGACGAATTAAACTCTCTCATAAAAGTTTGATCTCTTCTTTCCATATATTCAACAGTACCAGAAGCAAGTGTTCCAGTAGTTGCTACAAATAAAGCTCTTGGTATTAAAAAGTCTGCTGGCATTGCTAAAAATTTATTATTTGCAATAAATATTGAATTTGCATATTTTCTTAAATCATCATAATCTACCTTTCCAGCAACATTTAATTCTGTATTTCTTATAAAGCCATCAATGATTGTATTTGTTAAAACATTACTATCTGCTTCAGTATAATCTCTTACTTGAGTTAAAAAATTTGCGTGTGTTATGGACATTATGTTATATTCACTGTTATTGAACCAACAGCGATCAGAGCAATTCTCCCTCTAGCTTGTTGATCTGGATTAAGAGGTATCATTCCTCTTGACAAAAATGCAAAATCACCAGGTAAATCTAATAATGCTGTAGCCATTCCAGCTCCACCAGAATCTGCGAATAAACCAGTGTTGGGTGGTACAACTGTTGTAGGCTCTGCACCTCTTCCCAATTTAGGTGTTTGAAAATCTTGGTTTCTACTATTCAATAATGCTTCAGGATCTGCTCCGTATACTTTTGGATCTAATTGTGGATGTTTGGGTTCATATTCTGAAATATGCACCATTGATCCTTGCCATTCTTTAACCATTTCTTGATAAGGAAAAGACTGACCAGATCGGTCAGATTTCATCTTTGATCTTTTACCTGTTGCAAATCTACCCATTAAAATGACCCCGATGGATAATAGTTTGCTGGTGAAATAAAAACAGATGCACTTTGAGAATCCTCGACTAATGCTCTTTGTAATTCATCCTCATAATACATTTTTAACTGTTCAGTTCTTTGCGGTGCTTTAGATTGTGATATGTAAAAAGCAAGACCTGAAACTAAACACGGCAAAAATCTAAATGGTACATCAGGATTATTTGTATAAACACCTGTATCTTCAATTCTTTCTAATGCATAAAATTTTAAATGAGTATAAGTATTTAAATCTGGTGCTGGATATAAAGTTATTGTAGGTGTTAATAGTCTATCAACATAATATTGTGAAGGTGTTCCAGATTGTCCTTTATTAGGTAATGACGCATAAGTTGATCTATCAATTTTTGATAACGATACATCTTGAGTGCTTGTTGTCGTTCCGGAAGTTGATGAAATATATGCTTCTAACACATCGCTTACTGAAGAAGCTACATTGTAAGTTGCGGTGCCTGAGGCAAGAGCTTGAGTTTTTAATTCCACTTTCCAAAGATGTACTCCTCTATTGCCCCATTCTGAAAATATTAAATTACAAAGAACTCTAGCTCTTTTTAAATCATATCCAGAATTAAGAGATAAACCACATCTCTGATATGCTTCTTCAATCATTTCTTCAATTGATAAATTAAAACTTGTTGTTCCTGATGTAGCCATTAAAACACTCCTTTAAATTTTGTTCCTTTAATTGCTATACCACCACCTTTTAATTTAAAAAAATATTGACCTGTTTTTTTAAAATTCTTTTCGTTTCTGTTTTTTATTTTCTCGTCAGTAAAGATTTTAGCCGCGTCCTTTGTAGTATTTTCTTTAATAACATCCATAGCTGATTTATCTTGATTTATTTTTTTCTCAGACATTTTTATCCCTTACTTTACGATTAAATAATTTTTTTGATTTTATCACTCTAGGATAAAATAGTCTAGAAGCTAGTTTTTTAGCTAGTGGATTTTTTAAGGATTGTTTTAACATAACTTGGCCGTGGTCCGGTGTTACTTGCTTGTTGTTTTCGCTTTACAGCACTTGCTTTTTGACCTCGGCTCATGGCTCTAGCTTTTGCTAAAGGGACACACTTTGGATAGTTTTTTCTTTTCTCTCCACCACTTCTACCACATTTTGGGTAAGATCCATCAGGTCTACGATTTGCAATATCAACCCAATTTTCTTGAACCCATTTACGTAAACCCATATTAACTTTTTTTAGTTACTTTTCTTCGATCTTCCATCACAGCTCCACAGCCTTTTGCAATTCCACCTTGTTCGTAATTAGAAATTTTTTTTCTTTCTTGTGAAACACTTCCACCCTTAACCATTTTTTTCTTCTTACCACCTGGAACTATTTTTCCAGAACAAACTGCAGATGCATACATATTAGCATAAGCTGATGGATATACTTTAAATTTTGCTTTTGCAGCGGCTTTTCCTCTTGGACAAAGTTTTCCCATTATTTTTTCTTCTTTCTTTTTGATTTAGACATAGCTTTTGAGGGTTTAGCTCCTCTAAGCTTGCCCTCTACTTCCTTAGATATTTGTGCTCTACCAATTGGCATATTAGCTCATTGTTGAATATATTACCTTACCATTAACTTTATTAGCTTTCAAGAACTGTGCCCTGTTTTTTAGAGTATTAAAACTGCAGTGCACCCATCCTGAATTAGGCTCATTTTCATTCCAAAATTCAAGTATACATTGATCATAATTTAAGTTTTTAACAATAAATTCTGCTAACTCTTTATTGGCTACACTAAAAATTTCAAAATCTGCTGCTTGCCCTTTAGTGTGTTGACTGCTAGTCGATGAACCTATTACTTCACAAAGTTCTTTAGATCTATATCCAGAACTTACAAATACTGGCATACCATAATAGTCTCTAATAGGTTGTAAAATATTATTACATAATAATTTAAGGTTTAATATTTGTTCTTCATTTGGAGTGTTATCTATCCCTAATCTTATAGCTTCTTGAGATTTAGTTAACTCATTTAATGTAAAATTTTTACTCAAATACATTTTAAAATTCTATACATGAATCATCTTCTCCAATTTCACCTTTTGGATTGATATTAAAAGCAATTGAATATCTTAAATCTTGATTTTCATTACATTCTATAAGATGAGTTAAATCACTAGGAAACAAAATTAATGTGTTGTTTTCTATAATAGAAAAAGTTATTTTTTGTGAATTAAATTGATTATACTGTTTACACAAAATAAACCAAAAATTGTTACAACTTTTAAAAAAAGTTATTTTTGTTTTTTCATTTCCTAAAGGATAATAAACACCACTTAAAAAAGAATTCCCATGCTTGTGTTTCTCTCCTTGTCCATTAAATTTTGTTTTTGTTGCCCAAGAAGTAGTAAACTTATAATTCATTTTATAATGAAAAATTTCGTTAATATAAAAATGTATATGTTTATTAATTTCTTCTTTTAAAAAATTTAAATTATTATCAAAAATATGTAAATTTTTTGATATAAAAACATCACGATTGTCTCCTTTTTTATTTGGAACAAATTGTAAATTTTTAAGGTATTCTATTACTTTATTATTATCTACATTTAATTTTTTTAAAAATATCACAGCCTCAGGAAAAATAGGAATTATTTCAAAATTATTTTCTGTCATTTTTTAAATTTAATATAACTTCAATTACATGTTTTTCATACTGTTTGTTTGTAGAAAAATTACCTAAAGTTTTTGCCATTAATATAGAATCTTTATTTGATGTAATCTCCCTAACTTTTCTAAATTCTTCATATACTTTTTTTGTATTTAAAATTTTAATGTAGTATTTAACAGATTCACATTTATTTTTAAAAATTCTTACACGCCATTTTATTGATTCAGGTTGTAATAATGGCAACATTCCTTCTTTTGACCACACCCGTATACCAAATAAATTGTGACCTTCCCGTGCAAATCTTGATTTTCCATAATTACTTTCAACAATTGCTTGAGCTACGATTAGTTCTTGATTTATTTGTTGTGTTTTTGGTATGCTAAAATTTAGGTAAGATATACAGGATTTGAGAGCAGAGATGAATTCTTTGTTGTTTGAATACTCAAACCTTGGAATCTCCTTTTTGGGGGCGGGATTTGGAAAGAATGTACCTAATACAAATGCTACTAGAGCTATAATCAAATATTTTG